TGTGAAAAAATCATTAAAGACGAAATGCGTGAAAAGAATATCAAATTCATTTCTGTTGATAATGTCTCAGTAACGGAAGTCGTATTTACCACTTTTCGCTAACCTGGTATCCTCATCGTGTTATCTCATATTCCCTGGGTTTGTTTAAGCCTGATTGGTAAACACCTATCGCCTTTCCTGCTCCGGTAAGGAGCGTTGCACCTGCCGAAATAGTGCCCGCTTTCTTTGCTTGTGTCCCCGTAAACCTCTGGCCTACCGCCTCCGATCTATACATGGAAGATCCGATATCCCCCCCGTACCGGATAGCCAGGGCGTCAAGTTCCGTGTCCAGGGCAGTCTGGGCGAATATATCAGAAAAGCTCTCCATTGTGACGCCTGTGGCCCCTGCCGCCGCCCGTTGACTTGCAGACAGTTTCCGGCCCTTCTCCCGCCTCATTTCTTCCTCATAGGCCGCTTTTTGTGTGGCAACCGTGGCCTGTCTTTCAGCAACCTGGGCATTATATTCAGCGGCTTTCTCTTGGGCCTGTCCGGACCGAATCATGCCAACCGCTGATAAGGCTGTACCTAAACCAAGTAAGATTAAAATTGCTGTTAACATCTTACTGATACCTCACTAATATCCCGCTAATGGAAAACGGCAAAGGTTCATCACTCCGAAATAGAATTGTCTGGTCCTTTTTCCAACCCCCAGGGAACGGTAAATCAATGCTTCCCGTGTATGGCGTTGCGCCTGACGCTGCAAAATCAATGGTGTCAAGATCTGCGCTTGTGGATCCCCATTCCCCCTGACAAGCCCTGTAAAACCTCGGGGTGACTTCTATGATGCGCCTGTCCATCCCTGTGCCCGGAGGGAGGTCTATTGTCTCAAGGGTCGCTGTGTAGGGCAATCCTGCATGGATTTTGGATGATAATGCCGTAACAGTAATGGTGCCTCCACTGGTTACGGTTTGTTTGCCTTCATAATATCCATCGGCTAATACGGCTACCGATACTCCGGCCAAATGGTCAAGGCCCGATACCGTGGTTGTGCCCGATCCTTCATAGGAGAGCCCTGCATCAACGTAAAAGGAATCCGCTGCGTCAGAATCGTGAACATCTTCGAAATATTCAATGAATCTGTAGTCGGTCCCGTCCACGGTTCGTTTAACGACAACCCACACCTGGTCCTTATTGTTGGGGCCGGGAATAACGGCCACATTCTCAAAATTGCCTTCTGTCGTAACCTTGCTCCAGGCTATCACGTTTTGATCGCGCAGGTACGTCAAGGCGAGCAAATCGCCGTCATTCAACACACACCACAGGGTATTGTTCGGCGTCTTCTGGAAGGCTATTTCTTTAATGGTGGTATTTTCGGTAAGATGCTCGGCGAGCAAAAGCAAGTCAGCCGACTGGTAGCTATCAGCCTCCCACGAGTAGGCGTATTCCCTTAGTTTTTTGCCCCCGTACTGAACATGGAGAATCTGTTTTCCTGCCGATATAGCCTGTATGTTGGCTGATCCGAAGTTGGTTTGACGTTTGGCCTGGATATTGCTTGGAGTAAGCGGAGTTGTCGAATCAAGCGGACCTACGTTCCACTCTCCTGCTGTGGTCCCAAGAGCAAGCACCTTGCCGCTTAACATCCACCTGATGGCGTTTACTTCGGAGGCGGCAATAGTTATGGTTATGGCAGCATCATCGGTGGCGCCGCTTGTGTAATCGTCATAATCCCCGGATTTGCTCATCCATATCCGTTGAGGGTATGGCGTACTTCCCGACCAGCACAGGCGTTCCTCGTGAAACTCTACTGCGCTTGGATAGCCTGTAGCCCCGCTACCCCATGGAGTCGTGCCGGAACATATAAACTGTGCCGCTGTCCAGGAAGTATGAGCTGTCCTCGTGAGCGTGTACGGAGATTGATAGGGATTCGCGAGGTAAAGATAATCGGCGGACTGCGTGTATTTGATGAAAGGTAACTCACTTTCAGAATAAGGGGGGGTTGTTATTTCGTATGTTGTCCCGCCTCCTCCTGTTTCATTTGAAGGATAAGCTACGGTAGGAGGCGTAAAGTCGGCCGTCCAGCGGTTTATGCCTTTTGAGACTCGGAATTCGTCGATCCAACCGTTAAGGTAGGTGTAAGTGGGACCAATGGCTACATTCCTCCCGACTTCAAAGGCAGCGGCAAGATCAGGCCAAGCATCAGCATCGGTTACTGTCGCACCTATTTGCGCTCCGTCCACTGTCATGGCCCAAGCATTTGCAACGGATCCCCATCCACGAATTAGCGCAAAATGATACCATATATTAACTGACGGGCTCCATCCACACTCCATAGCAACAACATTAGTTCCCCCTGTGCGAATTTCAAATCTTACATTGCCAACCGTACTGTTATAACGTAGGCTTACCCAATTATTGTCATCAACGTATTGGTTAAAAAATCCATAGCCTGCCGACGCAACCGTATTAAACCGTACCCAAAAATCAATAGTAACTTTGCCGGTGCTCATAAACCAGTTACTATGATCTGGGATTGACAAATAATCTCCGGTTCCATCAAACAAACCTGAAGCGGACCCGAACTTCTTTTGGGCCGTGTCAATCTGAGCATTGCCCTGGGCTGTCGGCGTGTGGCCGATCGTATCCGTGAAAGTTGTAGCGGCATCGTTACCGTCGGCATGAAGCAAAAGCTTAGTGTAAATGTCTGTTGTCTGAATCTGCCCCCCATCCTTGTAGAACCGGGCATACCCGGCCCCCATTTCGATGATGTAGGCTTGTTCGGTAGAGAACACAAACGGGATAAGTCTTACGGTCTCGGCACTATTGCTGACCCCTGAAACATATTTGAGCCCTGGCCGCTTATACGCCCCTCCCTGTGGGTAAACGAGCATATTTTCAAGCTGCCGTGTGCCATTGAAGAACTTCTCGAAGTCAACCCTGGCGTCAAGTTTCCTGCTGAACACGCCACTGGTAAAGTTGGTGAAATAATAGTTCTCACCATAGACCCATCCACCGATGCACAAAACGAAAATCAGGGATGTTATGAAAAGCCACTTTTTCATTATCTTCCCGCCTGCTGCCAAGACGTTAAAGACGTTGACACTTCCCCTTTGTCTTTCGGCCTTCCCTCGATGGCCCCCATTCGGTAGGCATGGGGCATGGCAATTTTGTGGAACTCATCTAAGAACATAGCCTTCATCTTATCTTTCCCGGCCAGAGAGCCTGCCAGTTCTGCCGCCAGTTTGACGGCCAAGGCGTTCACAAACGAGGGATCGTAAACACTTACGTCCGTAATACTGGCAATGTACTCGATGGACACCACATCATCGTCCGTCAGGATATAAGTTCCTTCCCGCTTATAGTCCGAGGTTGCGCTGATGAGTCTTTGGATTCTGAGAATGTCTGAGGGAAGGGAAAAGAGGTAGGTGTACTCATCCAATGGAGCCATTCTCCAATACCCGGTTGCTATGGCCCCGACACTCGTTCCGTCTATTGCCGTGGTCTTGTCCTGCTTGCGAAGCTGAAAACTGTTGGCGTCCACATAGACAATGGAGAATATCTCGTTGTCGTAATCTTCTTCGCCCGTCTCCCAAAGATAGACGCCTTGCTCATAGCCGTCAGCCAAACCGTGAGCAGTGGAGGTCAACACCGCAGGATCAGCGGCCGTGATGCTCGTTATTGTGGCATTGTCATAGTCGGCAATGTCATAGATTACCCGTCTCATGGCAAACTTCCACGGGAAGCCCTCAAGCAGCAAATCCCTTTCGGGCGTGTAGAACGCCACACAATACCGCGCCGCCTCGTTCGTGCCGGGCGTAGTAAACTGAGCCGATGTAATAGCCTTCTGCCCTATCTTGGCAAGTGCAAGGTTGCAAATCTCGTAAGCGGATGAGTACGCCATTTAATTATACCTCTTTGACCATAGCTTTCTTCAGGTCTTCCTCAAGACTATTGGAATGGATCAAGGCCAAAAGTTTGTTTATCCCCGTTTTGTGGTGGTACTTGATCCCGTGCTTGTCCAGAAGACCTTGGATGATAGGAATTTCACCTTCGTCTCTTTTCTCCGCCCTCTTCTCGGCCAGAAGTTTCTGAAGGTGGGGAACCGTCATTTCATCATCGACATAAACCCCGGTCGCTTCCAGTTTCTCCTTCAGGATGTCGTAAACGTCCTTCCCCTGGTTCTCGGGCTCCATCGAGACAAAATGATGATTAGGTATTGTTTTGCCGGTGAAAACCTGCCCCGCCTTCCATCTTTGGGGGTAGGGTTTTCCGTCCGATGTTTTATTGCTTATAACGCAATCTACGATACACATGAATCTAGGCATGACTTAAACCTCCGCTTCTTTGTGATAGGATCTCACTTGTCTAAAAAGGTGTTCGCCGTTGTTGAACATGAGAACCGTGTCGTCCCCGTTTATTTCAGCGTGCCGTATCCACCTCTCCATCACATCGGCAACCGTGATTTGAGGTTGCTGGGTGGATTTTGGCCCGGAAACGAAATATTTGTCCATCAACTCTTCCCATGTTTTTGCCGCCTTTGGTTGCTTGTAACCCTTGCTATCCCCGTACTTCAGTTCAAATTCCGTGCAGTACCGTTTCAGAATGATGGGGACGTGCTTTCCTATTTGCTCATCTACAAGTTTTCGTACCTGACAGTATCTCTCAAGCCCGCTTTCCTTTTCGTGGCAATAGAAATACCCGCCATACAAAGCATGAACATACGGCCTGTCAATCTCGATGCCACACTTACAGGCAACATCCTCTTTCTCGTTCACACCCACTTGCAGATTATAGAGTTTGAACAACTCCAAAAGGGTTTTTGGCCGGACCACAACCTTCCAGCAGGCAAGACACGGGGTAGGGATAAACCCGAATACCTTTTCTATTATTTCATATCTATCACAAGCTCTTTCCGGGTCTTGTTTCACATGAACCCACGGGGTAGACGTGTCATGTCCTGCGTTAAGAATCGGCATAATCTTTCCGGTGGCACTATCGACTTTATGCGTTTTTCCGACGATGCCATGCTGCCGTAGTTTGCCGACAAGATTAATCTGGAAAATGTCAGAGAACATATTGGCATTCGCCAATTCCAATTTCTTTAAATGCGTAGCCATAAAACCCCTTTCTTTGATAAAGCGGGGGCCGGGTAGCCCCCGCCAGCCAACGGATGGCTTCGGTTAAGGTTTAGGTCAATGAAGATCCAGCAAGCTGGGTTTCTCCGGGAGAGTTGGACAGCCAGGAATCAACAAAACCTGTAACTATCTTGGTCCCGCCGCTCACGTAGTACACAACACCCAGATACAGTTCGGTGCTTGCGAACTCGATGTTCGGAACCGAAACCGTTCTTTTCGTTCCAGCCGCCGCATCTACCGGGAAAGCCACTTCAATGAGTTTGTTCCCGCTCTTGATAGACGTTGCCGCCGAATGAACGTACAGCCTCGGCTCAAGAACCGAAGATCCCGTGCAGTCCAGAATAACATTGATCTGGGTATGCCAATACACGGTCCCGCCCCTGAATAGATCCGCAAGGGCTGTGCCCCAGCCGTCTTTCCCGGCGTTCCCACCGGTCAAATAGCATACGTTGGTACTTTGGGTCTCGGAACTTGCCGATTTACTGGCAAGGGTCTGAGCATCACTGAATTCAAATTCTGCATCAAGTATCATGGTTTCTTACCTCCTTTCGTTAGGTTAGTGCGCTCTCGGTAATCACGATCTGATCGCACTTTTTGACCGGGTTTCCCCTGAAGAACAGGACGGGCTCGCCGGCCAATCCCTCGCCTCTTGCCGGGGTGTAATTGACATTGTTCTTATCCTTCAGTGCGATTTCCATCTGGGTAAGAACCGTGTCGTTGACGTAAAGGGATGCCCCGCGTCCAGCTTGAGGCATTCTGTTCAGGAGAGTAATCAGATCGTCTTCGTCAAACAGGTTGGTTGTGCCCGTGGACTCAATGTTCGCCAACCGAGCAATGCACCTGTCGTCCCTGACCACCAAGCCGCACTTCACCTGGAAATGGTCCCGATAGGCCTGATACTGGGCCGCGCTCGCAATGGCCGTGGTGGATGTTGAAACCGTCACTTCGCCAAGATCCGAGTGCTTGATGCCCAAAAACGGACTGCCCTTGGGATAAACCATGAACACCCTTGCAAGACCCCACTGGACGATAAAGATACTCGTCAGATCCGAACCAGAACCGCCAGCGTTCCTCACGTTCGTTGTGGTAGCCAGGGAAGCCATCCGCGCCGCAAAGCCGTTGAACTCTTCAGGCGTGGTGACTGTAGCCCCATAGAAAGCGGTCTGAGCAAGTTCCTGGCTCATACCCTCGATAAAACCTCTCGCCTCGTCCATTCTTGCCTGGACAGGACTAGGAAAGGAGTCAATAAGATCCTTGTCGGCCTCGGAATATGCCTCAAGCATCCCGATACCATCAATCACTTCAATGGTCCGGGTAGCCGTAATCCCAACACCGGCGTTGAGTTTGCGCCACGTCCCGCCAGGCACATACAGCCGCCTGGTGGACTTGTGCGTGAACGTATCGTTCGCCTCCATCCACGGCGCATCCTGAAGGATGGGGTTGTCTTCGTTGAGAACTTCGGCAATCGCCATAAGGTTCCCGCTAGGGTCCTTACGTCTTGCCAGTTCCACAACGTTCAGTTTGTTATAAGGGGTTAGAGTTGCCATTTATATAAGCCTCCGTAGGAAAAATCAGTGTCACTTTTTTTCCATAGAGGGAAATCGGAGTAGTGGTCTGCCGTCCGGTCCTCTAGGAACGTCTGTTGCCGGACCCGCACCGCCGCCAGTGCCCAATGCTGTGTCTTCCGAAATAGCCTTGCCGATCGCATGAAACACTTTCAGGAACAAAGGGTGATCTCCAAGCCGTGAATCGTTCATAAACTTGGTCAAATCCTCTGACACTCCCGCAAGCTCGCCAGCCTTCTTAATTCCTCTGGTCGCTAGTTCCACGTTGGAACTGTAGTCGTCCTTCCATTCGCCCTTGAGCGTCTGAATGGTCTTCTCCTGATACTGCTTGGAGAGGTCCCCCAGCTTCTTGTGTTCACTGACAAGCATACCCATGTACGACTTATGGATATTTGCCGCCTGTTCATTGCTCAAGCCGTGGTCGTGAAATACCTTGCGAAATTCCTTTTCTATGTCCTTGCTGTACTCAAGACCTTCCGGCAGCTTCACTTCTTCAAACTGGTAGCCGTCGGGTTTGTCGGGCCTTCCCAACCTTTGATAGAAGGTTGCCCGATCCTCATCAGTGGCGTCTTTCCCTGGTAGTTGGACAGCGTTTGCAGACTTCCCATGAAGATCTAAGTACGCCTTCCCGAGTTCTCCGATAGTCTTGTGCCCGGTTAGCGTCTCGTTCTTTTTCAGGTCATCCGGCAGTTGAGCTGTCCATGCTGGTGTAACACCGCCTTGATTGTCTAAATGTTGATCGCCTACATCTCCCGTCCCATCGCTGTTCAGGTTGCCTTCAGTCATAAAATCCTCCTAAATTGTGGAATAAAAAACCCCGCCAGGATTGACCTGGAAGGGTTTGGTGAAACCTTATTTTATGTTACGTTAGTCTTTCTGCTTCGCTAACTCACACGACCACCCACCGCAAAGGTGAAGCAATCTCTTGGCATAATTTGATAAAAACTTATCTTCCTCTGTTTTTATTTCCTGAAAGAATCGCAGTTCCAAAAGTATATCTCCAAGCACCGTCTTACCTTGTGCTGTGGAAAATAAGTTTCTATAGCGGTTCCTACGGTCTAGTTCTTCCTTGGAAATTTCCGTCATTTGTTCAATTCCGCCATAAGTCTTTACGGTTTGATTCCTACAAAAACAATGATTTCGTTGTTCCCATGAACGCCCAGCCCAAACAGGAGTTTTTTGACAAAGCCCAGAATTTTCCCTTTCCAGTTCAATAGGGACCAAGTTAAGAAGAGATGTGTGGATATTTCTTCCACCTTAAAATACCCCCCAAGAAGTGCCGCAATCCGAAGGGGATTAAAGCCCTGAACATGCCCCCACCGATGAAACCCGTCCCCGCAGTGGGGACAAATAACGAATTGGTCGCTAAGACGTTCGTTCGCCGGGACAGTCCCAATGATCCGACCCCCAGGGATCAAGACCCTCTGGACCTCTTCTAACGTCTTCTGGAGGTCGCGGTCAGGTAGGTGCTCGATGACCTCCGAAATAACGACATCCTGGAAGAACTCGTTCTTGAACGGTATGTTTTGGGAATGCCCGACCTTGGCTTTACCCTTCATACCTAGCCTGTCCGCGAGAACAGAAATCGCTTTTTCACTTGGGTCCAAAGAATAGACATCCGCCCCTTGTTTGCTGGCAACTTCCTCAAATGTTCCACCACCGACACCGATGTTCAACACCCTTCCCCCGGTCAACTTGTTTACGAGATACCTCATTCTGGCTAGACTCCCCCGAAAGGACTCTGGAGCATTGCACTGGTAATAATCCCAAATGACATCCTGGTTCATCATTCCGGCACATTAAACCTTGACTCTATCTCTGGCTCAAGCGGCAAAGTCCCGACCAAGATACAAAGAACTATAAATTTCAATTTATGCTTGACCGCCAGCGGGCATCATTCCCTCAAGCCCCTGCATAGCCTGACCCGCTTCCCCTATGCCCTTCGCCAACCCAACGCCCTGCTCAAGTTCCTGCATGGCTGATTCCTGCTGCATGGCCTGAAGTCTCGCTTGCCTGATTTTCTCGACAAGGGCTTTATCAATAATGGCTTTCTGTGGAAACCCGTGTACCTGCAAGATACCCCTAGCCGTTTCGTCCCAATCAATAATATCTGCTACTTCGGGCCTGATTTGAAGCACCGGGCCTATCTGGTCAAGACCGTGTAAATATCCCTGCATCTGGAAGAGCTTCTTTTGTGCCTGGGCAAGAGGGCCCATGTAATCAACTTCGATGTTGTGTCCCGCAAATCTCTCACGCAAAACATCCGGCATGGGCGGCAGACGCCCTGCATTCAACTCAATCTGGAACACACGGTCTATGATGGGATTCAGGCATTCGGTATTAAGCCTCCCGATGGGTCTTCCAAGGACCGCCGCCTTCTCTCCCTGGAGTTCGATTACTTCCGTGGCCGTCTTCGCCCTGTTCTCTTGCTGACTCAGGAGGGTAAAAAATTCCACCTTGAAATGCCTCTCGATGGCCTTCTGCATCCTCTCTTCCCGATCCACACCCACGGGGAAGGTAATGCCCGTAAGGGTAGGCTTAATAATGTTTGCCGGGTCGTCAAAGTAATTGAACCCATGTGGCGTAATATCGACTTTCCCGTAAAGATTGCTGGGCACATTATAGGGAGGATCAACGGACAGTTCCGCCGCCTTCAATAGGCTTTTGGAAATCTGGCTAGCCCCCATGATTTCGATAAGGGCGTCCTCGGCAGGACCTATGCCGTAAGGGGTCGTGCCCTTCTTGAATCTCCAGACGTGGTAAGGGTTCCAATCATATCCCTTTTCCCTAACTATTTTGCTTTTTGGTTCGGCCCCTACCTGTATCCAGATAGACTCGAACGGTTTGTTCCCGGAGTCGATCTTGCTGTCATCCCGGTTTTTGCGAGGGTACACGGCATGGATGAAGTCGTGCAGTTTGAACTTATCGGTCTTCAGAGATGCTTTCAGGTTAGGAGACAAGTTTTCCCCGAACATCTCGTATGCCTTATACGCCTCGATTTTGCACTTACGGTAAATCTGATCCACAAAGCCGTACTTGTTTTCGGCAATGTAGCATTCACCGGGATGGTACACATGAAAGACAATCTTGTTCCTCGACACATCCTCTTCGGAATACAGCACCCCGAAACCGAACGCGGGAGTATATTCAAAATAGGTGGACATGGACTCGTAGAAGTTCGTGCCGGAAAAGACGGAATAGAAGTGTTCCTCGATGTCCTGAAGCCACACCCTCACTTCGGGGATCTCCATCACGGGTGTTCCCATTTTCAGCCGAAGCCAGGGGATGGATGGAGATACAAGGTAGCCATAAAGCCCATCAGCAAAAAGTTGCAGGGCCGATACCCCGCTTCCGTCATACCGCTTGGTTCCTATACGCTTTCCCCGATCCGCAACATCCTGAATCAAGATTGTCTCAAGCCCGGGGAGCACATAATCGATGATGTCTTGCCAGACCGCCTCCCTCTGAGTGCGGACTTCCTCTAGAATCTTCAGGGTTTTCTTGATGTCGTCAACTTTGTCTGTCATTTTAAGTCCCGCCTAGCAAAGTTTTACGCATAAGCATCGGGTCGTCAATAACGCCCTGCCCGCCCGTGAGAATCGTGGAACTACGCCCGCGCATCAGCCTGATCCTCTGCCTCTCATCCTCCGCCGCCTTCTTTACCGCCGCATCATCTTTGGTCGGAGGTGGAGCCGGTTCAGGTGGAAGTTGGGGTACTTTGGGGCTGCCAAATAAAAAGCTCATTTTAGGGCCTCTCTCAGATAAGAAAAAAGGTGGTAATCATGCCATACACCATTGATTTTAGCGTGTTTTTTCAAAATACCATCCAGGGTGAATCCCACGTTATTCAGGAACCGAACGCTCGCCCTATGGCCGACCGGCGTGGTAGCTGTGAGTTTCACAATGTCGAGCGCAAAATAATATGGGAGCCCGGCTTCCCGGATAGCGTTCAATAATTGAACGTAGTCAATGCCCTTCCGCTTGGCAAACACCACATTCGCATAGTGGCCGGGGCTCACATAGTCGAGGTAGACAAAGGCGAGAATTTGCCCATGTTCGACGCCAACGAGGGGGGATTTAGCGTTCTCATTGAACCACTGGACAAACCCCGCCTCGCCTATCTCGTCCCGAAAGGAGGAAGGGTATTGCGAAAGAATACCGTACAGCTCGGGTATTTCGTGCTGTTCGGGTTCACGGATAATCATTACTGAATCTTATCGGATACGATCATCCATACCGAAGATACTCCGGAAAGATGGCTGGTATGTACAGCCATCCAAACTGCAACATCCCCGGCTGCGTCCATACTTGCATCAGACGTTCCCGTCATGGTGCCCTGTGTCGCCTCTATACAATCCGTAAGCCCTGTCGCCGCAGGTGTTAATGTCCGTGTGGTTGCGCCCGATTCGTTCTTTACGGTTAGAGTATATCCGGACATAGCTGCGGTGATAGCCGGCAACGCAATCGCAGTCGCCGTACTTCCGCTTAATATCAGCACATTACCTTTAGCCGTAGTCCAGGTTAAGGCTCCGGAAGTAGACGGATGCTTATAGACCTCCGGCCTTATATACCCGCCATCTACCACAATATTTCCCGTGACCGCCTGACTCCCGGTTTGGGTAATATCCCCCGTGAGCGTCAAATTGCCCGTCTGGGTGGTATTGCCTGTCTGAGTAATCGCCGTCTTGATGGTAAGCGGTCCTTCGAATGTCATGGGGTCCTTGACAACCGTGGCCCACGCCAGAGGAATAGCCACAATCAGAACGGCTATCCCAAGATATCCCAACGCCTGCAATAATTTCTTCTTCATCTCCCTTGTCTCCTTTTAGTGGTTTGTTTGTAATTATTCTTCAAATCCTTTTTCAGCCCATTTACACCATTTCTTGATTACCGATTTTACCGAATCAAGATCTGCATCTTTATATTCATGCCATTTCCCTTTAAAGCAAATTCTGTATTTTCGGCATTCCATTGTTTCCGGATTCCCTATTACAACTACAGTAGTTAGGATTCCTGTAGTCGATAATTTTTCATAAGCTATTTTTTGTCCCGTTGGGATGATACCGCCATTGTCTTTCCATTCAAGTAGAAGTCCTCTTCCATTTAATTCTACAAGGCCGTCAACATCTCCAAAATTTATTTTTCTCGGAAAACAACCACAGAATACCTCTATTTTTGGGCGTTTCTTTTTATTAAAACATCCCTGTTTTTCACAATCCCATTTTAAAGGGTTATATCCTTTATCGGATGAAACCAAATTGTTTGAATACCTCTTTAAATCCTTTATGATTGTTTCCATAATAAAAGAAACATTGTCCCTGAGTGGGAGAAGCTAACGTTCCGTCTGATTTTTCAAATCGGATACGTCCCTTTGTGAAACATAATAATTTAGCTTGGAATTCTGCTTCATGAAACCATTCGGTATCCGTATAATTATGTGTCAAAATAATCATTTGACTTATATGATTTTGATACCATTCGAACATCGCTTTATGGATAAATTGAGCGATAAATGGCTGAGCATATGGGGGATTAAGCCAGACATTTCCTTTCCATTCCTGTTTCAACCCGTCATTCTCTTTGGTGTAGAATGTTTTCGCCTTTACTTTTTTCTGGCCGAATTCTGTACTTGCCGGATCAAGATCTATCGTTCCCATTACTTCCCGTGCCGCCTCGATATAATCTGTCGGCGTGTACCACTCGTTGTCGCCGGTAAATTGCGTCCTATGAGCAGGTTCTTCCACTCGGAACTTAGGGGGACGGCCCGCACCAGGTAATCGCTCTCTCGGTTTCCCATCGGCAGTGTATCCCTTCCAGCAATAAGGACATTGACCTGAAATCTTTGTGTCCCACTTGGACGCATCATATAGTTGGTTGCAGACTTCACATTTGATGATGCTTATTTCCTTATTTTCCCCATTTACCGTGTTATTTTCGGGAGTTGATATAGTATCCACATTTGTGGATAACTTCTGTCTTCGGGCTCTTTCCATAATCGTTTTCGGTTTCACCTTCGCCTCAAATAGACGCTCTACCCATTTGGCCACTTCTTTGCCTATCTGATACGGTGTCCAGCCTTTTGTAAGTCCTTCATCAATCTGTTGTTCAATATACAACTGACAAGCCTCTTGTTTTTCCAATCCCATTTTTCTAACTTCCCTAGCGGTTAAATTAGTGGAATAAAAAACCCCCGAATCCCGAAGGACACAGGGGTTTAGCCAAATTAGTTTTTAGCTTATCTAATTACGATGCAATGGATCCCAATCATTTCTTTCTCGATCAGACTTCCCCATCCCCATGGACTCCAGCTCGAACACATTCGGCAGCGGATATTTCACTGCCGGGTCTTCACAGGCCAGCAGGAAATAGTTGGTGGCGTGATAAAAGTGATCTTCACCCAGCTTCCGATACCTGTAAATCTTGGAGCCCGTTTTCTGGTCCTCCTCCAGTTGCTTGGCCGTGTTGCTCATCTCCAGGGCGTACTGTTCGATCTCTGAACACCTACGGGGAATCTCGATGGCCCCCGCCCTGACGAAAATCTCATGTGTTTTGTCACAGATCTCAGTCCGGTTGACCGTCACCATCCCCCGCCTCTGGTCTTCCCTGACCGCAACCCTCAGTTTGTCCAGGTAGGTACACAGGAAAACCTTGCAATCTTCAGCCGCCTGGAACTCCCGGACCTTTCGGGTCTCAGGCCCCTGGTCTATCACCGCCATCCTGACATCGTACCTGTCAATAAGGTCGTGCAGGTCGTTGAAGTTCTCCACCCGCCCCACATAGTCAATCCGGTACGCCTTCTCCTGCTTCAACGGTCTCCCGATAACTACATGGAGGTCCTTGCCGACATCCACCCCCATCGCCGTGACCGTCCGGGGCGCCTTTCCGTTCGGCTCCCTTCCGCAGCACTGGAATATATCGTTCTGGGTCAGCCGGTTCTCGGCCTCGATGTAGGCCATCCCCAGCTTGGAGTTGTAAACCTCGGCCAGGTTGCCGTTAGGGGGGTCATTGAACAAATCCAGGATCACCCCCGGCTCAACGTACGTACTGTTAAGCTGCCCAATCCACCACCCCACCAAGTCCTTCCGGTCAGGGTACAAGGCCGTCCACCGGCCATGCCTCGGGTAAATCTCCTTCCCGCACTTGATACACGCCCTTATTACCCGCCCGTCCTTCGTCTCCCTCAGGCAATTAGGGAACTCCAGTTCCAGGCAGGTCTCACCCCCGCACGCCCCGCATTTAATCATCCACACCCGTTGATCCGACTTCTGGTATTCTTTATCAATCCCGTAATCGGGTATGCTGGGCGTACTTAACTGAAAAATCTCCTTCACCTTGCTGTGGCTCACCCGCTCAAGAGCCAAATCAACCATGTCGTCAGACATCTCATCCCGCTCGTCAAACACCAACCGATCAACCGGAACCGACTTCAAAGCAGAGCTGGTAGCCTTGCTCCCCTGAATCTTCCCCGTCTCCCTCGCACTCCTGAGATACAGCATCGCCCCCCCAATCCTCTTGATCGTCGCAGCCTCAGTCGCCTTCGCTATCGTGTCCCCCTTCACATGCCTCGCAATCTCAGGATTATCATAAATAAGAGGGTTGAACCGCCCCTTCGAAAAGTCCGTAACATCGTTCCACGTAGGAAATAAATAAAGCGTCCCCTGCGTATACCTACCGTAAATATGCCCGTGCAACGTCTTCAAAACCCCTATTTCCGTCCAGCCTAGCTGAGCCCCCTTCTTCGCACACTGATTAGGATGGTCACACTGCAATGGCCCAATCTCATACTCGTGCCCATCAGTCGTAAACGTCCCGCTCCCCAACTTGATCTGACTGAAATTCGCCCAGTACCACGCATCCACCATCCGCATCTTCCGGGGATCCAACACTATCTCAGGGGGCTTGTCTGATTTTTCCGGTTTCATTTTCACAAACTGGTTGTCCGCATCTGGCGTTAAATCTTTCCTGGTATTTGTCCCGATAATAGCTAAGTTCTCGAATACAGACATTTAATTCATTGGAGGCTCGTTCAAAAGCCTTTTGCTTAACAAGAATTCTGTCGATTTGAATCTCTAATTCGACAATTTTCTGCCGCAATTCCTCAGTAGATTTTTTTGCTCCTTTTTTACCGGATCCCCACTGGCTGAGCTTCAATTCCATATCAATACCTCCCCGTAAGGCCCCCGATAGATATAAAGGGCAGGGCGGTCGGGTACCGCCTCTTCGGTCGCGAACCTAGCCCCGTGTCTTATTTGCCACGCTTCTTCGCCATAATAGCCCTATGCGCCGCCTTAGCCTTGGCCACAGAACCATACGTCCTCAACTTCTTGCCCTTTCTGGCCCCGTGACAGTGATAAATCGTCTTACCCTTCCGCACTCAATTCACCCCAAATTTCAAAAAATCAGCCCCCACCAGGGGTACCAGTACAGCACGCACCAGAGAGAGGGAAGGGAACACATATATCGGGCCGCCTTCCTGCTGGGGGTGCCCCCCCCTGCCGGCGGGGTCTGTCAGGATAAGGATTGTTATTGTCCCCACTTTGACGTAGAGCCGATATGGGATGGACGTAACCCCTAATCTTCCTCATTTAAGGGCAGCGGCAGTGACTTGCGATCCTCGCCCGCTATCTCACATAGGCGCTTCAACGTCACCCGCTCGCTCTCTGACATCCTATCGTCAACAACCTGAAATTCATGGATATTCTTCTCAATTAGGTCATGGCATGCAGCGAGATACCTCGCTGAAATATGCGGATCAAGATGCCCTAACGCGGCTCCAATGATCCACCACTGACGTATTCTGGTTTTCGCGCGTGTGATACTGTCGGCAGCCCAGTCTTTGTCACCATTCCGACGTTTATTTTCATAGTCCCATAGGCTTTTGTAGCTTTTGAATCCTAGGGCTAAGGCAAGTCCATCGACTGTTGGGGGTGTTTGCTCTTTTACTTCCATCCATCTATTTTTAACTATTTTGGTACCGGGTTTTAATTTAGAGCATTCCTGGAAATAGCTATCGATGGCTGCTTGTAATGATTCCGGATCCTTGTAGAATGCCTGTTCTGCTCCCATTTATTACCATTGCCCCCAGGATAGGATTGAGCCGACTGTGACTGAGAATGCCCATAGAGCGAGTGCGTAGAGATAGGCTATTATGATTTTATCTGTTGGCATTAGTGGTACTCCAAAACGTCTTGAGAGACGGGGATGCCTTCTTGGGTTTGATAAATCTCACAAAACATTGAGCACGGCACATAAGCGCCGAAGTATTTGATGAAGGCCTTGTTTTGGCAATTTTCACATGGGATCTGGTTTTTCACTTATTACTTTCCTTATTAATAGTACGTGGCCTTTCTCGCGGGCCACTACTGGCTTAAACTACGGGCCAGTTTATCGAACTCCATAATGAGATATTTGGTTCGTCCGCCTGGTTTGGATTTACAAACTATGAACTTATAGGCCTGTAATTCTTGTTTGGCTTTACCGATGGCGGACCGGCTTAACCCGCTATCCTTTACCAACTGTCTATCTGACCGGGTGAAATAGGCATGTTGCCGTTGGAACCGGTTCCGGGCTTTACACAAATAGAGATAAAGGGTCTTTGCCGGGGGTGACAATTTAATGAAATGAGGATCTTCAAGAGTGAGATGGCTTGTCCTGAAAAAGTTTGATGTTGGTTCACCCAACTCTTTAACAAGGGTTTTCCGATGAACCTCTTTAACGAGGGCTTGCCTTGATTTAATGTCTAGGACTATACCCATTTAGACCTCATATCCTGCCATTACGGCGAGGGCTCCTAATCGGGATCTAGTTGCGTCGTTGTCCATATACTTGACTGTCAGGACCTCCCAGATATCCGGGGGCCATTTGATAGCGATAGGATCCTCGGTTGGCCGGCCTTGATCCTCTGATAGCTGGTATTGCTCGGCCTGGATCTGGTCCGCCTGTATCTGCCGGTCGTTGCCCTTCATCTCTCATCTAAACCACACTCGTAATTGCTCCGGTAAAACTCTGTATCTTCGTATATGGTTGACGCATCAAAATTCAGCGGGGTGATTGTTTGATGCTGGCGTTGCCTCGCATATTTTCTGACGACGTTTTGTGGGCGTCGATATAGCCGGCGCTTGACCTCCCGGATTAACCGATCGAACCGTTTTTGAGCAAAAAAAAGCCGCATTTCCTCTTTGTCCAGGATAGCAGCGTATATCCAGGTATGGTGACGACGTAGTGCTATACGTCGCCTTTTATGAGCTTGTCGGTCTGCTCTACGATTTGCCACGTACTCTCCCTGGGATCCAAGTTTTCGATGGCTTGTATCAATTTTGGCCTATCTTTGCACAAGATATGGTGTCTGTCAAGGGAATAATCACAAGGCACGAATATTGCTCTATATCCTGATAGCTATAAACCATTAATCAGGAGGATTGGCATGAAAATAGAATCGTCTGAAGTTTGGCAGGATATACCAGGATATCCAATGTGTAAAGTTTCCAGCTTTGGTAATGTGAAAATAGAGAAACGAATTATTCAATTTCAGGACAAGGGGCCAAGCTATAAATATGCGATTATTCAAGGAAAAAACTTTCCTGTCCATGGCCTAATTCTCTTATCATTTGTCGGCCCTCGCCCCGCTGGTTGCGTCATTAATCATCTTGATAGAAACCCATCCAACAACAGGCTCGATAATCTGGAATATATTTCCCATAAAGGCAATACGGCACACTGGTATAATCATTTAGAAACCTACAAAGAAGAACAAAAGAAAGTGAGGCAATCATGAAAGAGAATTATGTTATTAGGAATATCCCGGACAATATACGCAATAAAATCGAAGAGTTAAAGAAGGTAAAAAAAATAAGCATCCGAGTTATTATTTTAGAAGCGTTAGACAGGTATATTTCCAGCTTAGATATAAAACGGAACTGATAGTTCTTTTATATCTATTTGATAGGAACTTAGAGTTCTTATTTGATATCACGATAAGTATTTGATATCTTTCCTTTATCAAGCCAGTGATTAAAACTGATAGAATTATAAGAACCCTTGATTCCTCTTTGATATCTTTATCCTATAAAGAGACCATGAAGACTACCTATTTTAAAGGGATATCTAAACGATATCTTTGGCATACGAATTGCTATATACTAAAGTGACTTTGACGCTCTTTGAAAACTCGAACCTGACCAACCTCACACGGTGATGGGTGAGAGTCAGGGAGGCGCACGACGAGACAGGCAGACGGTTGGGCAAGGTGATCCATGATATCCCTGAGACAAACTGCCAAGGGGAGAGGGGCGCAAGTCTGAGATTATCCTCAGATTAAAGGCGAGCAAAGAAAGGAATAAAGCCATGATGAGAGCTATCACATATCAAGAGATCAAAAAAGAAATTAGGACGGCCACCAGGGTCATTAAACAAGCCAACAAGGGGCTGCCATGGGATGTCAAGATCAATAAGGATTTCGGTATTTTCCCAAGCGAAAACGGGTTGACTTTGCAGATCCATTATTTCGATGGGGATCTAAACGGCCAGGTTTATAACGTCGCCATCTAACCATCTTACCGACTCGCCTTTCACCTGGGGATAATACGCAGACATGAGAGACCGGAAAGAGAAGGGATATTATGGTAGAAAACGTGCATATCAGAGATATCAATGGGAAATTGCTCTTCAATCATCTGTTAGATGATGAAACAAATTGCTTGGTATTCGACTCTCCAAGCGGATGTATTGATAGACACGATGTTAAAAGATATCATTGGCAAATTTGCGAGGGATGGCCGGAAAATTAACCATTTTACGCGGTCTCTCATACCTGCGTACTAAACCATAAACCAAGGAGGGATAAAATGAGAACCGACAGCCAAGAATTTAAAAATTTGATGGAAAAATGGAGCCGTGACGCGTGGGCAGAGGAAACCGGAAACGCCTATGATGACTACCTCGCAAACGAAGATATGCATGGCAGATTAATGTCTGAGACGACCAAAGCAGCTTGATCCATTGATCCGGTGCGCTTGCGAGTGCATCGGCTGAACGGACTAAACGCTAAAATGGAGGAAAAAGTCATGGAATACGAAATCGATAGCACAATAATCAAAACTGACACCATGGGGAGATTGACCTACCTGGGCAACCTGGACCATTTGCAGGAATGGGTGGATAGAGGATTGGTGATAGTGCGCGTATCTGCCTATGATCCCACGGCGCGGTCGCTGTGGTTGGTGTAGACAGACGAATTAAACCAAAGGGATCACCGGGGATGCCCACGAACAATCAGCCGGGGTTGGCTACTCACCTACAGTGGCGGTCTGGCGGGCGACCTCATACCCGCAAAAACCTAAAAAGAGGATTGAAAAATGATAAGACAAGACGCGGACAAAGTGAGACAAGAGGTTAACCTCGGAAATATCAAAATCGAGGGCATTGTCAACCAGGATGGCACTCAATATTACATCCTTACGGATAAGATTAATCAATCAACAGATCACCTGGCAGTCGGACTTGATGACCTTTTTGATGAATATGTCAATTTTTTCAGCCTGGTGGACTAACCCTCTGACCCTGCCCTTGTATTATTCCCAGCGGCCTCAATCGGGAGCGACACGGGAGGTAAACAGGCGAACAAGGGCAGACGTGAGCGGGTTATTAACCACTAAACAGGGAGGGAAGACAATGGAAAACGAGAAATTATGGATAGCATCAAATATCCTAGAGCAACTTGGAGGACGGAAATTCATGATCATGACCGGGGCCAAAAACATGATGGCCCTGGATAATGGATTGAGTTTTAGCCTACCAGGTGGCGGTGGATTTACTAAGCATGGGATCAATCGTGTAAGGGTTTTTCTTACTTGGGATGATCTTTACACGGTTATGTATGAAACAATCAGAGGGAAAAAACGCACAATAATATCTCATCACGAAGGGCTTTATGCCGATCAACTGCAAGCCGATTTCACACGCGAAACCGGCCTTTACACGCATCTCTAAACCTCATTCACCCAGCGCCGGCGGACGGCGCAAGGAGGGAATCATGGAAATTCAGGAGTTTAGAGCATTAGTTGAGAAGCAACAAATGGAAAGCCTGTTAAAGAGACACCCGGATTATCCGCTTGATATGGCAAACCATTCTTGTCACGTCACGGTTACACCTGGGAAGAAATACATCAAAATTGACGTTGGGACAAGCGGAAAGTTCATGCTCGACGCAGAGGGCAACATTTTTGGAATCAAGGGCTATGGAGTCATTCACCGGGGCCACAGATACGGAACCCTTGACACGGTAAACGACTGGTTCTGGGGTGAATATCACCCGGTCAAAATTAAAGCCTAACCCACCAAACCGGGGGCTTCACGGCCCCCATGGAGGACATTATGACTAAGCGAGAATTTGAGAATACCCTGAATGATATGGGATGCCCAGAACATGACCATCCTGAAAACGGTGGCCGTGTCTCCTGGAAATCAGTAAACAGCTACGGAACCTGGTTAAGACGAAATGACCCGATTGCTTTTGAGGTCGCTTATCAGGAAGAAGGGAGGGAATAGCATGTCACGCATATTCCGAGTTGAGGGGGGTGAACCATACGCCCCCAAGTACCCACGGAAGACGAAGCGCAAAAACCTGAGCATCCCCCTGGCCTTATCCGACAGGCTAGAGGCCCACATGAAGGCCGAGCGCCGGCAAACATTAACCGATTTGGTCATAGCCATTCTCACTGAGTGGCTGGAAGGGAGGGAAGGGAGATGAAAAAGGCGATAGAGGTTATCAGGACTCAGTGTGACCAATGCGGTTTGGTCGGTGACAGAAAGGTTTATGTTGACGGAACAACTCAAAAAACCTGCCCTCATTGTGGCAGGCAAACGGCATCAACCAAAATCAGATAACCCCGCCTAACCTCCCGCCCCTTATCCTACCCCACAGCCCCTTCCATCTGGAGGGGGCTTTTCTATCTCCCCCCTTAACTTCCCCTCTTCCATTCAATCCCCGGTGGTGAGTTGTTTGAGCTGAAGGTGAAAAAGCTCTAGCATCCCCCGGCTATTCGCCAAGGTTCAGCTATTTTCACCCTGCTAAGCATCCCCGTATGGAGCCGCTGCCGTCGCCGTTCGGTGGCTGAATACCACGGGTTGATTCAGCTTAGTCCTAGACTATCAAGGGTATCGTCCTCTTTATTCCTGTTCAGGATGCTACGCTAAGGACTCCCGCCCCCACCTGGCCCGCTCTAGACCTTGCCCACGGTGTCTCTACGCCAGACCCCCCTGTAAAGACAAAAAAAGCCCGATGCGCAGGTGGTTATCCCGTACACGCATCGGGCTGAAAAATCTTGGATTTGTGGAGACAGGAAGGTCCCCGCGCCTCACGGCTAACGGAATCCAAGAAATAGCTAATTTTAAAGTTCCCATATCCACAAGGCAAAGATAACTCTAAGCCTTGTGCCTGTCAAGCAAATAATCAATATGTTGTGGATTTCAAAACGCCTACCACACCAACCCACCCTTCACCCAACTACCTTTTTCTGCTTTTGACGCGCCCAGCGCTTGATTTGAGGCCTCCACGAGCGAAATGAAGGCGCAGTACGATCTAATTTCATGGATTTCATGCCCGAGCGCCATAAACATGAGTCGCATTTGTTTTTGCTCCTCACTCAGTCGGCCCTTACCGGCTTTCAGTTCGATGAATAAGACGCGGCCCCTAGGTAGGATCAAAACGATGTCGGGCCAACCAGGGGTGAGCAGGGTCCGGGCCCCCTTGGTCTGCCGATTGCTCTGGATCGGGCGGCCCCACTCCTTGGCCCATTTGACGATCTTACCTTGCAGCTTGGACTCCGGCCCTTCGTCCGGCTCCTCGGCCCCGGCCAGGTCGTGATAAGCCATATCCCGAGGCAGTGGCGCAAGCTGCTCTTGCCTCGCTTTAAACTTCTGGTATTCTTCCTCACTCCACCGGGTCATTTTTCCCCCTCCCTGATCCTCAAAAGCAAACTAGGTTGAAACGGTATAGAAATATTAGCACCTTTTCTATGATTATCTTCAGCCCATAATGGCCTTAAGTTCTTCAAATCCCAATATTTATTAAAGTCAATATCTTCAGGAATTTTAAAATTAAATGCATATTTGGGTATAATATGGTCAATATGCCACCCACTAATACCATAATTATCCCATGTCATTCCTTCGGTGAATTGTTTCTCAAGGTGTATCTTTAACTGAGACCATGTATATCCGACTAAACTTTCCCATGATCTTCGATTTTTTGCCCCGTTAAGTGATGCCCAAATTCCACATGCCATAGCGTTGTTAAGTCTTCCTTTTAGAGTTTTACGAGCTTTTTCTTTAGCACGCCTTAAGGTGATTTTTCTTCTTTCTCTATTATTGGTATCCCATTTTTTCCTAGCTTTATGAACTTTATCTGGATTGGCATTATGCCAGTTTCTGGCAGATTGTAGCGCTCTTTCCTTATTTTCCTCATACCACCTTTTTGATTTTGCCTTAATTTCTTCAGAATGTAGAATATAATATTCACGACTCGCTTCCCTTGCTTTTTCAACGTGCCTTAGCCTTGATCTTTTATTCTTTTCATTGAATTTTTCAGGATTCTTTCTATATCTCTCTCTGTCCCTTATCCTTAGCCTATCTCTGTTATTTTCGGCCCACACTCTAGAATTTTCACAATGACAGAGCTTGCAGGTCCCATCTAGGCCGTCTTTTCTTATTTTATTCTTTGGAAATTCTATAAGTATTTTAATCTTTTGACATTTTACGCATTTTTTCTCTGTCCCAATAAGCGGATTTGCATTTAGGACAGATTCTGACTTCGGGGATTCTTGGATACCATCCATGGCAACACCTCAGACACTTTAATTTTCGAACTCCTGTTTGCATTGTCATACGGTACCACCTATGAGTAAATAAGTCAAGGCTCTTTTATCCATCTTTCCAACAACCGCGCCACTTCCCGAAACGCCTCTTCCCGGCTGAACCCCAGCCTATTATGGCAATCCCGACAAGTCGGAAGGGTAAACAAATCGCTCGGTTTCGTACCCTGCCCCGTTCCATCCACGGCTACATGGTGCGGCTCGCTCGGACCTAGCCGGCCACAATCCCAACAGGGCATCTTTCGTATCCAATCGAGGTATTTCTCGTTTCTATACCGGGTCATTTTGGGAAACTGAACCATTCTCCACCTCCCGCCGGCCCTCATATGCTTCCAGTCCATGTAGCTCGGCCCAAAGTTTGTCCATCACCTCCAGGTGCTTGTCCTGCGCTTCCTTCAGCCTCAAAACGTAGGCTTGGCGCTGTAGGTCCATTAGTCGGTGTAGCTCTTCTTTGCGTGTCATGGTCTTCCCCCTTTGAATTGGCTATATCGGTCTTGTTGTCTGCTGAGCCATCCATTGATAAATCTCTTCCAATTCTTGTATTTACAAGCCTTAGCAGGATTGGCATCCAACCAGGCTGGCATCCTCTTTGTAAGGGTGTCGATAACGTCCACTTCGGGATATGAGTTTTCAAGAAATTTAACGTATTTGACTGTAATCCCAATCCATTTCATGTTTTGGAAGTCAAATTGGATTTTGTCTGCCATGATACCACCTCAAAATATGGATTCCTTCACGAATCATCATCCTGAAAGCCCTTTCGTCAGGATGAAACCACTCTCCCATCATCTTGTTTCCCATATTGCCACAAAACCACGATAAGGCATGAGATTCATGTCTATTCGGAGTTCTATTTGATTCAAAAGGTTCCATATCTAAATCTCGCTCAATGGGGTCATAGTAATAGAGAAAGTGTAGCTTTCTTGGGTTTCCGGTTTGCAAGGCGGTTAGTCGGTCTTTAGGCGTTTTCGTGAGTCCAACCTTGATTGCCTCGTAATCGTCCTGGGCGATAAGATAGAGATGATCTTTCTCGAATCTATCTGGAATTAAGCTAATCCGTGCAAATGCACTTGAAATAGCATCTAAATATCTTATATGCCCTTCCTTGGTGAGAAAATTCGTAATATCTACCGTGTCAGTATCCAAATTATTACGGTCAACCAAGTTTATAATATACTCTGGGGTCCAGTTTTCCATGACTTCCTCCGTGACTTCACATTGACTTCTTCTGACTTCATTGACTTCTTCTGACTTCAAGAGAAGTTTTTATATTTCTCTTCCGAGACTTCAAACCATTCGGAATCTTCTACAAATTGACAATAATTCACATGCTTATACTTGATTCCCAGCCCGGTTGGATTCCCCCACTCAGTACGATAAAAGCTCTTTACATCCTCAAGTTTTAGTTGATGTTTAATCAGGCTTATTACACAACGAGGGAAATCCCGCACAGCTCTACCGCCAGTAGGATATGGCTTGTATGGATCTCTTTGGACTAAGACTAAGGCGATCCCTTCCCCTAATTTTCCATGAATCTTTTTTATATAATCTGCCAACATCCATGGTTTTTCATATTCAACAAGATAATCCACTACATTCAAGGCATTAGGTTGGATTTTATCCCAAGAGCCACCGCTTCTTCCATCAATAAACTGGATAGCTGAACGAGCCTCTTCTATTGGGAATAAAGAACCATAGCAATCAAACCGTTCCTTTATCTCGTCTCTGGACATTTCCACGTTCTGGTAAACAATAGGCTCACGGAAAAGGCGATGGTTTAGTCTGCAAAATTCAATGGCAAAGGCACTTTTGCCTTGGGACTTCTGGCCTTCAATCAGGATGATATTTTGAGGAAAAATTTTAACAAATTTCTCAAGCTTTAACGGCCAATGAAGATCCAGGGGTGTAGCCTCTTCCTTCCACCATTCTTGAATAATAACTTCTGACTCAATTTTACGATATTGTCCACGTTTACCACCATATTTCTCTATTAAGCCTTCTTTTTCCAACCTTAACAAAGCTAAGGTGCCTGCCTTCTTGAAGTCACGTGAAGTCAAATCCAATTCTTTGAAGCATTCTGAAGTCAGGAAGAAGCCACTTGAAGTCAAAATCCAGTCCCGAACGTCTTGGGCAATGGACCGATCACGGGTATTTTTCCGCTTCAAAGCACTTTCAACTTTGGTATCAATCCATTTCTGATCCGGAGATTCACCCCAAGAAATGATAAGACTTTCAAGAACTTGTCTTATCTCTATGTCTGGCATACCTCCCTTAACAAGGCAATTTGAAACATGGAAAAGGCTCTCATCTCTCTTGCCTTCCTCAAAACTAATTCCTGAATTTGATGGTTTTGAAGCACCTGCACGGGGGATTAAGAAAGAAAGAATATAAGAAATAAGAGAAGAGTTAATTGCAGGAACTTCAATATCTGAGATCTTGCAACCCTGTAACCAAGAATACCTTTTGCCATTTAATCCAGACGATGGAGGGGCGATGATATACCCACCCTCTGACCTGGTATCAATGCCTGCTGCAACTCCTGCCTTGTTTGGAATTTGGGCTTCGTGCTGAAAATAGTAATGCCTTCCACCTCTAGGAGATATTGCGATAGGGACCCTGAAATTGTCCGGAAGCATGCTCTCGATCTGTTCAACGGCTTCCGGAGTATCGCAATCCACAACTGTTAGATTCGAGATCTTGCCTGTTACGATCCCCAATCTCATATCAGGTTTATCGCTGAACCATTGCTCGATTTCGTGTTCTGTGGCTTTTTGTGTCTGGTAGGGCAGCCATGCGATAGGGGGCTTTTTTGATTCGTCCTTCCCCTTAGAGTCGGCTTTGGGCGATAGGATCGGGATTACTGAAAATCCTTGCTTTGCATACCAGAGCGCCGACCGTAGGATATTGTTTTCAGTCATAATGGTCCCAACCTTAGAATGGTGAAGAGGAAATCTACCAATCTTTTCGGGAGGAATCCATGGCAATATCCAGCGACTAGGAATCGTTTGATGCGTTTTTTCATAGCAGGCCCATAAAAAAAACCCTTGGAGTATCATGAAGGCATCCAAACGGCACCTTCCCGGCCCTTACGGGTGACGGACTCCAAGGGGTTTTGTTATAGGTTATTATGATTTCAGGTTTGGATTTAATCATGATTCCATACTCTTAACACATTCTCCGTCCCCATGTCAAGCCTCATCTGCCATCTCGGCTATCCCCCGCGCCATCACCCGGTCGATCCACCAGGTCCAGTCGAACCCCAGGGCATCAAGCGCCGCCTCCTGCTGGGCCTGCCAGTAATCCCAGTCGTGCCGGGTCTCGTACATATCGGTCATGACGGAAACCCCGCTTGCTCGTCCAAGTGCCAGTAGATTGACGCTTGCTTTTCCTGGCACAGCGGGCAGCGGTCGTGAAACGTGCCCCGCTTCCACTTATGACACCTCCGGCAATACCGCTTACCCATTTTTCGCTTATTGTCCTTCCGCGCACCCTTGTGGCCCGCCCATTCGTTGCGGTTGGCGATGGCCCGGTGGTTGATATACTTTTTCCGTACCTCTTGGCATTCTTCCTTGTCGGGGCAGTATGAGGGGTTGGGGCCTTGGTGGGTGTTTTCTCGGACGGCGTTGCAATTTGGGTTTTGACAGGTGTAGGTACGCTTCGCCTTCGATACCGCCTTTTTCTTCTCTTGGCGGTCCTTCTGGCAGGCTATTCGGGTGCAGAACTTCTGGTTCCAGTGGTCTTTCTTGAACGGTAGTAAACAGGCTTTACAATTACCGTCAGGTGTGCGTACAGTCACTTGTCACGCTCCTTTATGTGGCCCCTCCCCTGTCTGCTTGGCGGCGGCGGGGAGGGTTATTTAGTCATCGGCCCGGCATCCTGGTCTATGCGCTCCGGTCAGTAGGTAAAACCCATCACATCCACAGGTTAAGGGTTCATCCTCCTCGGGTCTGTCGGCTTCGTGGATGTGGCCGATGACTTCACCAGTGCTGTGTATTGGTCCCAAAGCGTATTCTTCTCCATCTTCCTCAAAAACAAATGCCCCCCTATTAAACCTAACAACACAGGGACCAAATCCCTTGATATGAGGATCAAATATATCTCCCTCGAATATTTCCTTGCCCGTCCGGTCGTGCAGGTTGGTAAACTGCATGAGGTCATAAGACGTGCCCAAGTTAAAAGCGGAGTCTTTTTCTTCGTTTGATTCATCTAATTCAAAAATTCCGTTACCATTTCTCGCAATAGGGTTGGGCAATATGCACCATTCCAACTCGGATGAGGTACACCATCTTTCATCGTATTTATTCCACGCCCTGAACTTAATTGGCCTCATGCTCCCCTCCTTATTTTCCAAAGTTTTCCATCCGTTAATCATCCGTTTTTACGGTTTTCTTCCTGAACCTTGACGGTCGGGCATGGGGCTCCTTTAGGATAGAAGGTAGTCGAGGGATGCGCCTGTCTTTTCCTTAAGCTTATTAGCCATTTGGCGCGATAAAGGAAGGGGCTTACCCTTCCGTTTTGAGCCATACCAGAGCTGTTTTGCTAGGCTTTCAGAGCATCCGGCTACAGCCTGAAGATTCTGGTAAGAGATTATTCCAAGGCCTCTGAATTTTTCCTGTAATGTTTTCATGAATATATCTTAAAGCCTACAACGCCTGTTTGTCAAGGAAATTGTATTCCCTTACTTCATTCAAAAAAAGATGAAAATAATGCTTGACAAGAAAATTGAACTATGGTTTACTATCACCCAGCTGCAACATTAACCTTTATCCCGCCGCCCCCGGTCTGAATAGGGGCAGGAGGAAAGCATGAAAAACTGGACACTGACGCTGGCAAGCGTGCTCATCTTCCTGCTCTTTGTTTGGTTGATGCCCCGCGAAGAGACTACGGCGACATGGGTTATTGCGGGCCTGGTCCTGCTTATCGGCGGGGTGATCTGCGTAGTTCTAATGATTCGTAAAATATGGAGGGGATCAATCCGTGATTGAAGAATATCCCTGGATTTTAGACTACGGCATTTCGCCCGACACTCGACTCCCGGTGATCCCTGGGGACACGTCAGATTGGGTCGAGGGCGCCTTAATACCGTCCACACCCGTCCCTAACCAGGATGAGGTCCATGGGCAGACAACAGGCCGGCCAGGGGTTTCGGGCCACCGGAAGGTGAAGGCCGACAAATTCAGGAAAGGAGGTAATTTTGGATCAGGAAATAATGATTATAACGTTGTCTGATGCATTACGTGACATTGTGGCCACCGCATCCTCTGTACGCATTAACGGACTGGAAGATGGCGAAACTATCGAGGCCGTATTAACCGAAATAGAGCAAACCAGCGCCAGGGCATTAACACATTGTGGTATTGAGGTAATCTGAATGAAATCGTGCTGGCAGTAGCTCAGTATCGGTAGAGCCCGGGGCTTCACGGCGACGTGGGTTCGATGCCCACCTGTCAGCAACCCGAATCGTGCTGGTGGCCCGAAAGGGTGGGCATGGGGTGTCGGGACGTAAGATCGAGGACCTGCGGAGGTAGGGGCCGACCCACCAGCACACGCGGGGAGTGGTGTTAGAGAGACCGGCATAAGGGGACAGTAAATCCCCCGCCTGTGAAAGTCGGTTCACCACTTCCCGCACCCTTAACCCTGGCAACCTTGAAACCATCAACCCAATTTTAACCGCGTGGCAGGGTCTCCAGGGGTGGTCTCCCTGCCGCGCCGAGGGGAGACATGAGGCGTGAATACTTTGTAATATCCGAGGTCGTACCCGTTGACCCTACGAACCTATCAGACGGGTTCAAATTTCCCTCTGATGACAACTGGGTTGACTCCACCTATGTGATTGACGGGGATCGGCTGAGGTATGGAATACCGCGAGGCGACAGGTTTTTCAATGGGGGTTGGTGGAATGGTAGTCAAACGTACTATGCAAATAGCTCTGTCCGCCTCATCCTAGACCCACCGAAGCTCGAGGGGGACGAGTGGCAAAAGGATCTTAAAGAGGTAGTCCACATGATTACAGATGTGCTGCATAGCCTACTCCAAAGGATGCCGAGGAAGCCATGAAGCACAAATCACACACGGTAGCGACGGCCCACTGTCCGGAATGCGACTACGAAGGCCCATTGGATTACGAGAGCCACAAGCGCGAGGATGGCTTTATCAATCCTGGCGGGTGTTGGGTATGCCCTGAGTGTGAAACCCAAATTGCCGAAGAACTGATAGCGTTCGACGAAATCGAACCTGATTATCATATGAGGGGGGAATGATGAAAGGAGATAAAACATGAAAAAAATCATAGCCTTACTCACAATTCTCTGTTTTGTCCTAACAATTAGCGGATGTGCCTCTTCACCAGAAAATGTCAATACATCCTACGTCTCGGCCTTTCAGTATGACTCCTATTCCTGTTCTCAGTTAGGTCAAGAATATGCGAGAATTGGGGCGAAGGTCTCCGATTTGACTAATAAGCAGCGTAAGGATTCGACTAAAGATGCTGTGGCTATGGGAGTTGGGTTGGTTTTATTTTGGCCAGCCTTATTCTTCCTGATTGGGGCTAAAGGAAATCCGGAAGAACTGGGTCGACTAAAAGGCGAATGTGAAGCGATTGAACGAGCCTCTATTGAAAAGAACTGCGTCACACTGGCTACCAAAATCGCTCAGGATCGAGAAACAGCCAAAAAAGAAATGGATGCAAATGATGAACTTATTAAACAACGAGAAAAAGAAAAGGCTCTGACTGGAGGATGAAATGACTGAACTTGCACCCATAAACGTCTGTCATAACCAGCGGAATGAACCCCGTATCTATATGGAATGCTGCAAGGTCGGGGTGTCTATTCGTAACAAGATGTGCTTGAAGAAAGTCGGCAAGATAGTCCGGTGCGGAATTGCCAGGGAGTTGCTTCAAACATTGAAGGAGGGGTGAGATGAAAGAAAAAACATTTATAGTCTGAAATGTAATATTTATAACGAAAAAAGGAGGGCACAATGCCAACAGAAATAATGTCAGGAATTGAAAATGCAATAATTAGCTACGGATTAGCTGATGCGGCCATTGCCAAAATGGAAACGGATTACATGGTCCTGACCGTCCAGGGCCTCGACGATGATGCGGGGTTCCAGATAGTCCACGAGGCGCGAATGGTGGTCAAAAATCACCGGGTGGCAGTGGAGAAGAAACGCAAGGATCTCAAGGCTGGCGCCCTGGAGTTTGGCCGCAAGGTGGACTCTGAGGCGAAGCGGATTACCTGCCTCCTGGAGCCAATCGAAACGCACCTGGGGAGGGAAGAAGCCAAAGTAACGGACGAGAAAGAACGGATCAGAACCCAAAAAATCCTTGACGAGCAGGAGCGGGTTGCGGGGATTCGGGCGAAGATTCAAGCTATCCGGGAGAGGGGTGAACCGCATTTCCTTTTCGGGAAAACATCCTCTCAGATCAGGGACATTGTTTGCGTGATGATGGACACCGAAATTGAACCAGAGAACTACACGGGATTCGAGGGAGAAGCCAGGAAAACCCTTACCGAAACCATGACCGCCCTGGAAGACACTTATGAGGCCCGTGTCAAGTTCGAGAAAGAGGAAGCCGACCGCAAGGCCGAATCCGAACGGCTTGAGAAGGTCCGCAAGGAGCAGGAGGCAGAGGCAGAACGCCTTGAGGGTATCCGCCTGGAAGCTGAGGAGGATGCCCGGAGATCAAGAGAATTCCTGGAAGCCGAGCGGCGCAAAATCGAAGCCGACAAAGCGGCCCTAGAAGCGGAGAAAGCCGCTGAAGCGCAGAGAAAACGGCAAGCGGAGTTTGAGAAACAGGCCCTCGAAACCGCCCGGGTCACGGCTGAGAGAGATGCGATCGAGAAGGTTGCCCGCGAGGCCAGGGAAGCCAAAGAGCGGGCTGAGGCTGAGGCATTGGCAAAGGTGAGAGCTGAGGCTTTGAGACCGCTCCGTGACAAGTTACTTTCTTTCGCGGATGCCATTGCCACTCTGCCCCTGCCCGACGTTACCGACCCGGTAGCTGGCGCAATACTGGAAGATGCGATTAAGACCCTAACGGCGCTGGCCCGCAAAATCAGAAAATCAGCAAAGGAGCTGTGATATGCTGCATCCTAATTCAGAAGAAGGGGGTGATTAAAATTCCTCATCCCAAAAAAGGCTATCATCTGAAAAACGGAACGCGAGTACCGGGAACAACCACAATCATAGGAAGGTTTAAAGACGCATCAGGGCTTTTATATTGGGCCTGTGAGCAGGGTAAGGCCATAGAACGTGGCGAAATATCATCCCTGTACGACAAAAGAGACGCCGCTGCCGACGCCGGTACACTGGCCCATTCCCTAGTTGAGGCCCACATAAACAAAGAACCTCTGCCAATTATCCCTGATACCGACATTGGTAAACAGGCTCAACAAGGCTATGAGAACTACCTGAGATGGGCAGAGGACAACCGGATTAAGGTTATCTCTCAGGAAATGGAGATGGTTAGTGAGGAATACCTGTTCGGAGGATGCCCTGACGCAATGGGGATTGACAGTCGAGAGATGCTTTGTATCCTGGATTGGAAAACCTCAAATGGTGTGTACCCCGATTATCTTATTCAGATTGCTGCCTACCGTCAACTATGGGAAGAAAACCACCCTGACCAACCTGTCACCGGAGGCTTCCATCTTCTCCGTTTCTCCAAGGAACACGCTGATTTCGCCCACCATTATTGGGCTGAACTGGATACCGCTTGGGAGCAGTTTAAGCTGTTCAGGGCGGCGTATGACAACGATAAACTTCTTAAAAAAAGGATATAGGAGGATTACTATGGGACTGACAGCGAAAGACAAGGGCGGTGAGGGGTTTGCGCCTATAGAAGAAGGTATGCACCATGCAATATGTTACGGGGTTTACGACCTTGGGACCCACTATGACGAGAAATTCAGTAAGAGTGTCCATAAGGTTCTGATTCAATGGGAACTCCCGGAGGAGCGCATCGACATTGAAAAAGACGGGGTTATGAAAAACCTACCACGGGCCATCAGCAACAAATATACGCTGTCTCTCCACAAGAAGGCCATCCTACGGAGGGACCTGGAAGCATGGCGGGGGAAAACCTTTTCAGACACGGAATTAGAAGGTTTCGATATCACTAAACTTCTGGGGGTGAATTGTCTTCTACAGGTGCTCCATACCAAAAAGGACGACAAGGTTTACGCCAATATTAAATCCATTGTACCCCTTATGAAAGGAACGGAGAAAAAGGCCCCTGAGAACCCTCTGAAGTATTTCTCTTTTGAAGAACAAGAAAGCCACATTCCAGACGGTACTCCCGACTGGATCATTGACATTATCAAGGTGTCAAACGAATGGGATGAGGGAATCAATGAGCAGCATGACGTTTCTTATGACGACCCGCCCCCCCCTGGGGATAGCGATCAGATTCCTTTTTAAGAAGGCACTATGACCGACATATACCTGCAAAAGAGTTGGGGAACCCTGGTTCCGGCCAACGAGGACGCGGAGGAGATAATCAAGGGGATGAAGCAGGGGCAACCTATCCGGCTTCAGTATTCTTTTCCTCGGAATTACGAAAACCATAAACGCTTTTTCGCTTTTGTTCAGATCACCTTCGATATGCAGGACCATTTCGACAACCCAAAGCATTACCGTAAATGGCTAATAATGAAAAGCGGAAATTACACAATTATCACAGCTCCAAACGGCTACCAAATCTTCGATGCCGATAGCTTGCGCTTTGATAAAATGGAAGAAATAACCTTTCGCCAGGTCTTCTCTGATTGCATAGACGTTTTTCTAGGTGTGTGGGGGGACCGGATCAGTCGAGAGGAACTTGAAAGGGTGGTAAGTTTTTCATGAATTACATCCCCCCGCCCGAGAAGGCTGAAAAGGAGGACGCATGAAAACCTGCACCTGGACGTATGACGACCTCTATGATTTTTGGGAGACCTCCTGTGGGGAAAGTTTTATTATCACCGAAGGCGATCCGACGGAAAACAAGATGTTGTTTTGCCCCTTCTGCGGGCGCTCGATAAAGGAGAAAAAATGTGCGACCTAGACGGAGCAAAGACAAGCCTTGAAGCCCTGCTCGATGAAGTCAGGGATCTGAAGGCCGAACGGGATAGGCTGAGGATTAGACTTAAAGCAATTTACGGTATTGGGCATAATAATGATTGTTTGCTTTGTGGTTTCAAGGACAAATTTGCCCTGCAAGCCCTGGCCGGAAAGGAGAATGATAATGGAAAATACGTGGCCGACAGGTAAAAGACACGCAATGCACCAGCATGAGCATGAGAGTTGGAATGCCAAAAATTATCCTGGGACTCGTCAGCTATGCAGCCGTTGTGAAGCACCTACGGGTAGGTGCGCAGAGGATACCCTGCGGAGTTACGATAACGAACCTCTCTGCAAAGAATGTTGGGACAATGAACAGGAGGACTGAATGAAACTCCTAGCCGTCGCCCTGCTGATCCTCGCGCACCTGGCTGGCCCCGGCCTGGCAGATGCCCCGGGCATCCCCTGGACCAGGTATCAGTGCGGAATTGCACCGGATAAGATAAAGGTGGCTATGCGGAAGATGGGGCCACAATATGATTATAGACTAGAGGGGCCAGTACTGAGAGTAAGCACGGATGGCGGCAAACCCTGGAAAAGGTTAAAATATTGAAGGAAGGATTTGACGATGAAAAAGGTTAGTTGTCCAGTTTGTAAAAACAAATGGGATGAAGACTACAAACTCGGTTTTACGGTAGGAAGTCCGCTAGACAATTTTAGGACCATAATCTGCCACATGAAACTGAAGGATTTTGTATTTTGTCCAGTATGTTTTTTTTCCACAAAGGAAGATGATAGTGATCCATATGGAGCAAGGCTAGATAGGGTGGTCTTAGAGTCTAGCGGGGTGAAAATAGAGGCAGTCGTTGTTAGGGATGAACTTGGGCGTTACCTTGAAGTGCCCATAGACAAATTCAAAGAGATCCAACTATCAGGATTCCAACCGTATGCTGATTTTGATGACGATGGGAGCACAATGGCGACTGATAGCTGGGGCGGCGCTGGCCCAGATTGTAATACCAAGCCGGAGTGAGTCCGGCTGTCTGACATGGGGGTGAAGATAACGATTAACGGAAGGGTTTAGGATTAAACCTTCAGACTTTTGAAAGGGGAAAGGATATGTTTTTCAAAAAGGAATGTGAAGACACAGCAAGGCTTTGCGAAGTCAAAATCCATGACACACTTGATGCTGGAGACAAGTTGAGCGACTTGGAATATATCCAGACTCTTATAACTTTGGTCTCCATAAAGAACGCGGCTGAAGAAAAGGTGAAAAATGCCTTTTGACGGGAGGGTTTGGAGATGAAGATTAAGAAGGCATCATATAAAAAGCTTTACCAGAAATTCTCCCAGTTAGAACATGACAAGAAAAAAGATCACAGAATCCCTGTTTTGGTCGGTAGAATCCGAATGATAATTGCAGGCAAAATCCAGGAGGGCAGGAAAGATGAACCAGATACCGAGTGAAGGGGAGTATTGTGGGGAGTGTCCGGTTATTGGTATAATAGTTGAAAGCCTGTGGCCTAGGTGTCAATACTATTCCGAACCTTTAGCTTATAATAAGTCTCGGAGTTTCGGGGGCGTTTCTCTGCGTCTTCCCGTTTGCCTCAAGGAGAGGCCGCAAATCGTGAAGGGAGAATAGTTATGGAAGGAGACAAATACTACCACGGTGATAGAGACAGCGATTCTGACCGCTGGACACGTAAAGAACGGCCTTGTGATCCCGGAAGTTGTAAGGCTTGTCTTTATTGTCAGACTATCAATAATGATAGGGACTTTTGGTGTCACGAAAAAGGCCATACGGTCAATGGAGATCCGTGTTCCGATTATAAGGGCGATGAGTGATCTGGCTAAATAATCATGAGACCTGTGAGAGGGATAAAACGGAGGCGATGATGAAAAGGCCGACAAGTAACGACTTCGTGCTCCTGTTCCGCACTTATTGGGATTCGTATGATGCAGCTATCCAAAGCTACTGCCAGGATCTCGAAGACCAGTTCAAGGCGGAGCGGGAGTCGGTGGACGAACTCTCCCTGCATTGCCAGGATCTTGAACTTCGGCTCAAGCGGGCGGAGGATGGTATCAGAAATATCAAAGTGTTTGCAGAAGAGAGAGAGGAAATCAGTGTTTATATAGCTAATATTGCATGGGCCTGCGATGAAATCCTCAAGGACCTCGGAAAGGAGGACAGGATGACAAATAGCATTGACCCAGTGGTTAGAGGTCTTAGACATGCTGAAGAGATTATTGCCAAAGGGCCTAATGGCCCTGCCTGGCCTGATATCAGTTCGCACCAAATTAAAGCAAAGGTCAAGCCATGAGCTTAACCCAACAACGAGCCGACGTGAAGCGCCTCCGGGAGTGCCAGTTGAGCATAAGTCTTGAGGGGGTTGCGGATAGGTATCATAAACTGATTCTGGCATTTGAAGAGCGTCAAACCCAGCTTCCAGTGTCGATCAGTAAGCGAACTCAGGCCGTCCTCAGGGACGCCACGGGGGAGGGTGGCATGGGCCTGTACCGATGCAATAAACCTGAACATAGGTATCGGCCTAATAAGGGGGAGTGAAAGGAGAGAGATTATGGATAAAAAATGTTATGATTGTAAGTTTCGTGGCTTAATTCCAGGCGATGCTCATTCATGTTGTAAGCATCCAGATTTAGAGGAGGCAACAAAAGATCCGTTGGTGGGGTTAATGGCAATGTTCGCAAGCGTAGGACGGGTTTCTCCACAGATTAATATCCAAGCGATTTCCGATAAATTCAAGATTACAGCTAACTACCACGGTATTAAACAGGGCTGGTTTAACTGGCCTTGGAATTTCGACCCTGTATGGCTAGAAAACTGCAATGCCTTTGAAGCCAAAACCGCACCTGAGCCGTGAGCCCTTTCAAGCTTAGCCCGTGGTGCGGTCGCCCCCGATACCCCATCTTCTGTGTGGTTGAGAGGTCCGGGAAGTCATGTTAGCCTAATTTGCCCCCTGATACGCCTAATCACCCCCTGGACGACCTGTAAGCGCCTGCGCCTGTCCTTGCTGTCGGGTGTGCCCAGGATCTTGGTTCGGGCCTCTACGGCCTCTCGCTCCTGCTGTTTGAGTTGGTTCAACGTGGACTTCCCATGATGCTACCTACCCTCCTTATCATTCCTTGCAGGTCCCTAGCTGGATGCACAAAACACGTAAACGGTTTAACCAAGATTTGACATCGGCATCCTTTTCCGAGAGGTCGTCCAAAGTCTTCACCACATGCTCGTTTGGAAGCGGAAACGGGGGATAAACCCTAACGCGGGCGCATCCCCCCCAAGGGCCTAGAAATGTCAGGCTGAGCAGCAACACCAGCATTGCGGGCCATGTCTTCCGCCCTCCCCTCTGCGTCCTTCTTTCTCTGCCTTGTCTCGCCATACTTAACGCCTCCCCACAAAGCCCCGGCAATGGCTACCAGAACGACAATGACTCCCCCGGCTGCTGTCCACATCAGTCGGCGTCCGGAATATCAAAGGTACGCCGTACCAACTCGCACAGGGGCAGGATGAGCCTGTCATCAATGGTGGAAGCAGATCCCAGCACGTGATCTTCGATGAAGTCCAACAGGAAGTCGGCGAACCTTTTCAGGATCTCCTCGGCCTTTTCACTAGAAAGGGTCCTTAGAAAAATCTCTACCAATGCTGTCAAAATCTGTGCTTTCATGACTTATCCTCCTTGAAAAATTGAACTGACTACAAAGCCCCATGCCAGTAGCCAGAGCCATAGGGTTAAGGGTTTCACTTCTTTGCCTTCTTCTTTTCCTCGATCTCTTTCTTTCGGATTTCCAGACACCCCATTTCTGTTTTTGTGGAATCAAAAAGGAAATCATAATGCTCTTTTTCCAACCAATCATAAATACGGTCGATTGGGATGAACAGGCCCATGTGACTAATGGGGGTCGCCCATCCCACAACCGGCACCAAGGACGGTATGCCTATCAACTGGCCTGGTGCGTCAAGAAACATGGCCCCGCCTGAATTCCCATAAATGATCTGCGAAGAACTCATGTGGTAGGGGAGGCTATTAATTTGGAAGTTCTTGCGGGTGATAATTCCGGTCGTTGGCAGAGGGGGGAAGCCAAGACTACATCCCACAGCAACCGTTTCGTCCATGACGTGCAGGTCATTCTCTTTCTTCCTTGGGTACAGGGCTGCGATATAATCGGCCTTTTTCTCAGAACTGAGTTTTACGAGGGCCATATCTTCATCTTTGTTGTAGGCCATGATTTCAGCCTCAACCTTGAGGGTGCCGACCGGGACGGACAAATTTTTATACTGAAAAATCTCGACATAAATAATCCCGCGTTTCTCTTTTTTTACATCCTCCCCTAGAACGGAGTCCCATTCCTCGGAAATAGTAATCGCACCATCAACCACATGCTGATTTGTCAGGACATAGGTAGAGTAGGTTTCTTTACCGCTATCGTAGCCATTGAGTTTGGAATAGATGATCGTTCCTGAGCCAGCAGTGTTCCCCGTGGTGATTCTTACGACCGGGTAAATCATGGCGGTATGGGCCTTTTCTCCGGACATAAAGGCATAGGTAGTGGATCCCATCAGAAACAGGGCGATTGCGATTAAAACGATAAGTCTTTTCATTTCCTTCCTTCTTTTGTTTTATTTACTCGTTCAAACTCGATTGCCATTCATGTTCCATCACCTTCTCGAATATCCTTTCCAGTAATCATGTACGTCACAAAAGAATAAATGCCTGCGATCACAAAGGGTAATGTGATAATTATCCCAATGAAATTGATCACAAGGGCTATTTTGATACATAACATTATCATTTATTCCCCACTCGTCCTTCGAAAAACCTGCCATTTACTTCAAAAAATAGACATACCGGCCATCCGGCATCCTACGCCACCACTGACAGACTTCAATGGCCCTGCGGTCAACGTGGAACCCGATGGGCACGAGTAGCCCTTTGTTATGCCAGTCACCATAAATGCCAATTCCTGAGAAGCCCGCTGAGGCCACATAGAAAAACTGCTTCCGTGGTGGTTCATCGGTACCAAATACGAAATCGACGGCGCAGGCCCCCATATCGACACGGTGGTAAGATCTATCAGCATGGCCGTGGCTCCCGTCCACGTCAACACAGCCCCCTGTTTCCCACATGGTATCTATGGGCCAGCCTGTCCGTTCCCGGAGGCCGTCGAGCATGAGCAGAATCACACCGTCAATGAGTTCTCCTGAGCCAGAATGCAAGGGATCATCAAACTCTTTAGGTTCAAAATGACGAACTTGATGCCAGTGTATCATTTCCTATCACCCCCGAAGGAGCAAAAAGATTACCCCGATAAGATTCATGCTAAGGGCCACGAATATGGCTATGATTGTTTTTTGCATGTTATCCCACTTTTCCCATAATTTTTTGATATCGTTTTTCATGTTTTCGATGTCAGATTTAAGGCCGGAGTGTGCTTTGCATACGGTATTTTGGATTTCATTCATCAGCTTTGTCTGCTCCTATTTTAGCCACTGTGCCGTTTTCAGGTTTCATGCTAGGTGTTTCCTGTCATTCTTTGGGTTCCACGAGTTCCACTTCAAGGGCCGCTTTGATCTCTTCTTCTGCTGAGGCAAGGCATGAGATCTTGATATAAAGCACGCAATCCCCGCCATAAACAGGGTCGTTTATTCTCCTGTAGTCCACGGACCCGCCCGCCAGGTTTATCAGTTTGATTTCAACCTGTATGCCATTGCTTAATTTAATAATCATTTGATCTACCTCCTATTGTAGAATTACGCCTTTTACGGTTGTTCTGATAGACCCTGTAAACGCTGCATCAGGAGCTATCGTCATCTTGTAATTCGTCCCATCCGGCGTAGGATTCACGACCGTAAATTTGGTTATCCCTGAAGCAAGACCGGTGGTTATAGCCACCCACCTATCCGTATCGGACCCGTCTCCATAGATCACGTCTTCAATGGTGGTTCCTGATATTACCCCCCACATTTCAGTGATATAGGGTGTTACGCCTGTTGCGGGCGACCCAGTAAGGATAGCCTGGTTGATTCCCCCCACATATTGCGTTTCGGTGGTGCCGCTCCAGGTATTGGCCCAATTTATCTCAAAGTCTCGCTTTGGCCTAATAAGGCTTGACCCTGTGGCTGGCTGTATGGCATGAAGTTTGTTGGTAGAGGAGTCAAGCCATTGCCCCGGCGCTGGTTGGATGCCTTCGGGTTGGAGGTTCAGGGTTGCGCCTGTTCTAATGATTGTAAAATTGTCGAAGTCTCCACTTGAGTTAGTTTGGTTGGCTATAACGCATATCCCATCTGTTGTTCCCGCAGTAAAATAAAAAGTCGTTCGTCCGTTTGCTGTAACTGTTCCGTATAGCGTAGTGGTAGCTTGATTATAAACTCCCCATGTGCCAACTAAATTAGCTACATCCATTGAAATTCGATAAGTATATCCAGCTGTCAGCGTTGTGAAGCCTGTTGTTAACTGACAGTATTGGCCTCCCGCTGTTGCGGTAAGGGAAAGATCGCCGGCTGAATCAAACGAATTTATATTTGTGTTTGTCCAATTGTTTGCACCAGAGAAATCTCTATCAACCTGATTGGTTATGTATTCTGCCGTCTGACTCCCCCACTTATCCGCAAAGTCCACCCCGTTCTTGTAGAAAGCTAAATGCTCTGCCGCTGTTCTTGCTCGGTTGTAAGGAATAGAATAATAAACTCTTCCGGCAGACCGGACCGCTGAGGTTCCCATGGTGTAAAGAGATACTGCGTTTGTAGTGGTGACACCTGCTTCAGCGGCACTCGTAACATCAGTTCCTAATTGTGGCCCATTAACAAAAAACTGAACGGTATCTAGTGCGGCGGCCCTCGTTACTGAAAACCCTATATCAACGGCATACCCATCGGTCACTCCAACCGATGCGAGGGTGGCCGTAGAGTCAAGAGCCGTATCATTAAGAGTCAATCGCAAATAGCCCGTTGTTACACCAGAAAGAATCCATCCATTTGTTGCATCACTCTTTTGGGCAAGAATGACATTAGCGGCAGGGGTATAATCCGGGAGGAGTACACCAATGTTATAACCAAAATTGCCCGCATCGTTATCGAGGTTGGCATTATCAGCAACCTGAATCCCGTTACTCCCGCTTGCCGCTGCGGTCATGTTGATGCCCTGGGCCATTCCCCTGGGATTCACTAAGGAATTAAGTCCAGCGTTGGCGTAGGTCGCAGGATCACCGTAAGATAGATTCCCGCTGGCATCGGATACAAGAATCAGGCCATTGGTCGCACCCGTGGTAGCTTTCACCGTCGTGAAAGCCCCCGCTGCCGGAGTCGTTGCCCCAACAGTTGTGCCGTCAATCGTGCCACCGTTGATATCAACTGTGGTAAACGTCTGCGAAGACACCCACGTATGGGCCGTGTTCAGGATCGTGGTGGTGAGCCGGAAAGCACGTTCTATCCATATCCTGTTTTCGGCCCCCACACTGCCAAATCCGAAAAAACTGCCAATCAGAAGGGCTACAAGCCCCCAAATAATAAGTCGTTTTTTCATCACATTTCCTCCTTAGTCGCTAGGGCCGTAATAAATGACGTAAATTGTCACCCCACTCCCGCCGGACGACATGATGGCCCCGAAGTTGGATAACTGATAGGGGCTATCCAAAAAGAGATAGTCGCCGGAATATAGAAGCGCTCCGTTGGTAGTCTCGGGATCTGTGGTATGCCCCTTCCATCGAACAGGATCACCCTGGACGGTAATCAAGGCACTAACCGCACCACTGGTAGGCGTAAGGGTATAGACCGTTGTACCCGACATCACAATGTCTTCATCCCCCAGCACCCTCGGCTTGTTGTCGGCTTGAGCCACAGACGACAGGCACAAAAAAAGGACCGCAAGGCCCATGACAAATATCCTTTTCATTTTTATTTCCTCCTTGTTATTGTTTTCCATATATTAATTTGCTCATATCTTGGCCGGTCTGTAATTCTTCAAAAAACAATTGTGCTTTTATAAGCGTTCTTAGATCCTCATTGTCCAAAGAATCCCTTAACTCTCTTTTTTCTTGTTGAGTTAATCCTGCTAATGGAGCCATATTATCTATGGATGTTTTGATACCTTTCAGATCCCCGCCTAACTCGAAGTATTTTGCTATCGCATTCATGGCTGCATTATCGTCTTTATATCGCAATGCAAGTTTAGCGTCGTATAAAGCATTTCCTCTGGGGGTGAGCCAAAAACCTTCAGAACCCTTCCCTTTGGTTTCAAGAAATTTCCTTTTCAGCACCATAAAATCGTTATATGCAATTTGTATCGGGTCATACTTGTAGATAAAAAGCCCCTCCAGTGATTCCAGATATCCCTTTGATGGTTTTTGTGTCAGAGCGATATATTCATTTTCAAGTCCAACACTTCTCATAACATGGAGGGATCTGTCCCTTACGGTACGCAAATTGAAAACATCAGGGAATATAGCCCGTCTTGACAAAAGTTCCGCACCAAGTTTCACGAAAGGTTCACCGCCTTGAACGATAATATTGACTGGGGCTTTTGCCATATCAATAGCAATTTCCTTCAGCGTCATCTTACCCTTCATTAACGCATCAACGTATTGTGGGGCCACACCCAAACCAAACCAATCTAGTACATCTCCCAATGCTCCCACTCTTGTAAATGCTAGAATCTCTCCGTCTTCATTTCGCCCAAGAACGATATGGGGCCTGTTTTTCACTTCTGGGGGAAGCATATCTTCTTCCTCTTTGAATTTCGCATTGTTCCAAACTTGCAATGCTGACCAGAAGGCCGTTGCTTTTAACATAAATTTACCGATGCGAACGGCTATAAAGGGAGTCTTGGCAAGCGTGCCGACAGCTTTTCTTCCGATGAGTTCACATACTTGGTCTGACTCCGCCGCATTTCTGGAGATTCTGATGTATCGTCTAAAGTTTGCCTCCTTCCATGACCAGAACGGAAATAGATGTTCCCTGATATTTTGACCCATTATTCCAACACGGTCGTATGCACCTAACAGGTCGTTTGACATCATGTAAGCTCTATCCTTGATATCATTTAATCCCTTAACTTCTTCAGGAATAGACGCTGCAAAGTCTTTTGGCATTCTCTCAGGCGATTCCGTCATTTCTTTTAGGAATCTCCTGTAAGCCGCAAAACGCAAGATAGATTCTCTGAAATCCGTTGAGAGTCTCGCAGTTTTCCAATAGGTCTGCCATACTTTTAAGGGAATTTTTGTTAGTCCTGTTTTCTGTTCCTGGAGGTGCATGAACATCCCGAATTTATTAAGCTCTCCCATCTCGTGAGCCTGAAGATTTGATTGCATACCTCCGCGTTCAAACCAGTCTCTCAGTTCTCCTTGCATGGTCTTTCCTTGAGCATAGACTCCCCATAGTTCTTTAACAGCATTGGGCATTTCCATGAACACAGATGGCCGACCAGCAAAAGCCCCATCAGCGTCCCCTGTGAGGTTTCTCAAATTATATTTGAAATACCGCCTCGGGGATATAAGTTGCCAGATTTTCCAGCTTTTAATTATCTTTGCGTGAGCCGTTGAAATCAGATTGTCAGCCTTTTCGGTAGTAAGGTTATTAAGTGTGTCAATTATTTCATTCTTTAGGACATATTCTTTGCGTTTTCCTCCAACAGCGAGAACTTTACCAATCTGATCCTTAGTAAGCCCTATTTCTTCCAATGCTCCCGATTGTAACATTTCGGCAAGTTTAGCCGGAATGGAATCAGCAAGGTAAAATACACTCCCTTGCCTGGGTTGCCATGTGTCATAACCATCCGGGATAGCATCTCGCCAGTTTTCTAAGTTTTCCGCTTTCGCCTGTTTTCTTACCACATCGGCAATATTATAGTTCCTATTAATAGCATCTATGGTTTTGGCAACTTGGAGATCATAAAGCATTTGTGCCATTACTTCATGTTCTGCTTGGATGTAATCAGTGTTGATATCTAATTCGCTTCCCTTGCGTTTTTTTAGAAATCCTCTATCTGCTGGTGTTTTCAGTTTCCTTCCGGTTCCAGTAATGTTCTTGAGTTCCATATAGTCAAGAACTTGATGCCTAAAGTAATCTTTCCGACTAAGTTTTTCAGATACGTCAAATCCTATAGCCTTCATGGATTTTGTATAATCATTCTTTAAGGCAGTCCATACAGTACTCCGTCTTTCAAGAGCATCCTTAACAGATGGCGATTGATTCACCGCCTTATCAAGCGAGGCTTTTTCCGCCTTCAGGGTATTTTTATCAAATCCAAACGGAAGCGGTTTACCTTCCTTGGCCACCTGCGCAAGATCATCCAACAACACCTTGCGCCAGAATAAATTATAATCAGGTTTGTCTAAATGAAGAGTTATTCCTTGTATGGTCGTTAGGGTATCATGGCCCGTTACGCCTTTTTGTTTGGCAAGTTTCCTGAGATCGAATTGCAACTGAGCAAATTCCGAAGTTTTGGGTAGCAATTCAAACTCTCTTGTCATTTGATGGCTGAGGGAAACAAATTTATCTTTTATGGTCTGCCAGAACGAATCAGACTTTATGCCTTTAGCCGCTTGGATTCTCGCCTCTATATCGGGATTGCTGAACGTAAACATTGGCCCAGCCTCCCCCCCTATGCCGACAGAACCCCGTTGCGCCATCTCTTTTGCAACTGTATCTATTTCCTTGCTGAATTCAGAGTCTATATCCTGTATCGTCTTAGGGGCCACGGCTTTCTCGGCGGGCGCAGGCTCGACTTTCTCGGCGGGGGTTGGCTCACGCAACACCTTGATGTCACTGATACGCTGGTCGCCTAAGTAAAAGGTAGCGGCCTTCATCTCAGGAGTAAGAGAGGGATGGGCCTCCCCGAGTGTCCAAGAAGCATGTGAACCCTGGATTGATCCGTCCTTAAATCCATAGAGAATCAAGGGCTTTATCTCGTTCAAATCCGTTATACCCATTTCCTTCATGACATCAGAAATAGGCACATGGGGCATACCCTTTAGGCGCTCCCTTACGGTGTCGTAGGCTTGCTTCAGGGTGGGCTTCTCGGCCTTTGAGACTTCTTTTGCTTTCTGATAGACTTCTGGAATGGTTTCTTTGTCTTGAAGCAACTCTTTTCTAATAAAGGGATCTTCAGAAATGTCCATCATAATGTTATTCGGAGTTTTACCGGTATCGGCATAAATGGTTCTAAGTTTTCTGGCCACACTCGTTGACATTTTCATACCACCGATTAAAATAGCGGCATCTATAAAGTCTTTTGGTTCTGGTATCTGTCCCTCAAGTGCGCTCCCAACAGTAACCATGGCTGCTATTTCTGCTGGAAACCCACCGACTGCACCAGCCGCACCAGTAGCTACACCAGTAGCAAAACCTTTTAGGGTTTCATCCGCTGCACCTATAGTTCGCCTCCAAAACTCGCCAAATGAATCAATCTCACCTTTCTCGTATTTATCCATGAGAACTTTTCTAATTCCCGAAGGAAGGGCAAAGGCTCCACCTAATGCCGTTAATGGGGCTGCTGGGCCACCTCCAGCACTTCCGATAATGGCACCTGGCACCATAAATGGAAGATCCCCGGCTAGTTGCGCTCCTTGTGCTAATATTCTTTGCGTTGCGGGCAGTTCTTTTAATTGCTCCGGTGACAGTTTATCCGGCTTTTTCCCCCTATAAAGGAGACCAGATACAGAACTTTGAAACCCTGATTCTATGGCCTGTCCGGTTGTTGGTTCAAAATAAGATGGCGGTTTACCTGTTTCTCTGGCTTTCTGCATGGAGATTGCAGCTTGGGCTTTGCGGGCTTCCCAGCTAGGTTCAAATGTTTCAAAAAACTTATCCCATAAGGATGCAGGTTTTCCTTGGCTTATAGATGGGCTAGGCATTGCTGTGAATTCGTCATTGGCAAGTTTGTCAACTGCCGTCTTTATATCTGTATTGTCCACATATTTTGTAGCGACCGCCCCTTTAGCCTTTGCAAATACGTCACTCATGTCAGCATCGGTAGGGGGTTTATCTCCATACCATGCAAATGTAACGGTTTTTCCTGTTTCCGTGTCCTGTACCGTGTAGTCCATCTACTCCACCTTTAGGATTTTAAACCGTTCTTTCTTCTTGGGTTGTTCAGTAGGTCTCGATTGGGTTATGACATCTGTCTTTCCCCGTAGAAAATCGAGGATTTGTTCCCTTCCCATCTGGCTTCTATCCGCAACATATTTTGCGGCGATTGAGTCAACCACATAATTTCTGTTCTGTGGATTGAGCATATCAAGTCTTTTTAAAGGATCTTCCTCTTTATCAAGGGCAAACTTCAATTCCGTCCAGGCTTGGTAAGATCGCTTTGCCGAATCCTCAGTCAATGTCACGCCAAAAAAATCCTGAGTTTCGTTAATTCGCTTCTCTAGATTAGCAAGAGCCTTCCTTTCCAATTCAAGAGCGAAATCTTCACCTGGTTTAAGGGCTCTTTCAGCAACCGCCCTGATGTAATTTGCTGTTTCCCTATCCATTTTGTTGGGAATAGCTATAATGGTATTGGGATCTTTGATTTCACCGCTTTGAGCTTTCTTGGTCAGATCATTGATATACTCATAATCTAGGTTATTGTAAGGGTTTATGCCCTCTTTCATGGCCGTATTAACAGCGGTTCTCAGTTGGTGCATTTTGGTCGCATTAACACTCGAATGGTCTATAATATCAAGGGCATTGGCATAATCTTTCTTGTCAATAGAAGAATATACATTGTCACTTAATGTCCTTTCAGCATCTAAGTTAGCCCTGTTTATCGTTTCACGCTGTTGGGTTTCCAGGGCCGTCCTTCTGGTCTTAAATTTATCTTTGTATTCCAGGTAAAGGTCTTTACCTATTTGATCCCTTATCGAATCCACATACTCTTCTGAAATGCCCAATGCCACTAGATTATCTTTCTTTAGAAGCACATCAAGCTGGGCAACCCTGGCAGTCTTGTAAAACTTGTCCTTCTCAAGCACCCCTTCCGGTCCAGGTGTGGTAGCGTCTATGACTGCATTTGCTTTTTGCAGTTCAATATCAAACGATAGGGGATTATCGCTGATTGTCGTCATACTGTCATTCAAGTAAGCATCTCTGCTGTCTTTGATGTAGACTTGCCTTTGTATTGCCTGATAGTTTGAAACAGAATCCAGGTAAGTATCCCTTGTTGAATGGGCTAGTGCCTCGAATCTTGCCTTTGCCCCCTCAGAAAGCGTGCTAGAAATGTCGGTTGCAGTTTTCTCAAAATCCTGCTGATATAGAGGATAAATACCACGAGCGTCCTGGCCATGTAGTTTCACCATTTCAGCTTTTTTGGTCCTGGTATAATCCTTAAGTTTCCCCTGTGCATTGATAGCATCAAGGTAGTCCATTTTTTCCTGCATCTTCTGTTGGCGCTTTAGCAGGACTTCCCCAAGGCCGGAAACAGCTTCCCCTATGCCGGCCAATGCCTGATACGGCGCAGCGGCAGCCGCAGGACTAATGGGGGCTACGTTTGCCCCACCCGGTATCGTTTCGGTTCTTTGAGAGCCTGGAATCCTCATTTGATATTCCTTTTAATCGTTTTTGCTTGTAAACCCTGATTGTTTGTGTTAAACTTAAAATATGTTTTCCGTTGATGATTTTAAACTCACTTTCTCAGATCCTAAATTGGTCGAAGAACCAGGTGCCCTCGAATGGTTGGAAACCTGTGAAAAAATCATTAAAGACGAAATGCGTGAAAAGAATATCAAATTCATTTCTGTTGATAATGTCTCAATGACGGAAATCGTGTTTACCACTTCTCGCTAAACTGGTATTCTCATCGTGTTATCTCATATTCCCTGGGTTTGTTTAAGCCTGATTGGTAAACACCTATCGCCTTTCC